GGTCAGCTGGTAATTGGTGGTGGCATGTCGCTTACGGCGGCCGCCACTGTTAGTTCGTCCAGCGTCACGCTGACGGTCAACGACGCCACGCGTGGCCAGGCAACGTTCCGCGTCGCGCGAGTCTAGTCACGGAGGTTTCCGTGGCGACGTACTCGCAGGGCTGTGTGGTTTCGTTTGCCGGGTTTTCGATCACGGAGCTGACCAGCGTGCAGCTGGAGCTGGGCGGCGGCATGCCCGTCAGTCGCAGCGGCGGCTATGCACCCAGCGGCGGCAGCGTCAGCGTCGAGGGACTCGCTCCAGCGAATTTTAACTGGGGCCAGTACGGCAATCTCAGCATTAGCGGCGGCGGCGTGAGCTTGACATACAACGCAGTATGCACAGGCAAGGGAGCCACTGCGGCTGCCAACGATGTGACGCGTTACACGTTCACGTTCGACCTGATTGGATGACAATGGCACTGACAAAAGAACAGATTCTCGCAGCGGACGATCTCGGCCTCCTCGAGGTCAAGGTAAAGGAGTGGGGCGGCAGCGTGTTCATTCGCGTGATGACATGCGGCGAGCGAGACAGCTACGAGAACGACTGGGTGGCGAACAAGGGCAAGGGCGTCGAAAACTTCCGAACGAAGTTCTTGGCACGTTGCCTGTGTGACGAAAAGGGCGCGAGGCTGTTCACCGACGCGGAGGTCGAGCAGCTGGCGAAGAAGTCGGCCAAGGTCATGAGCCGAGTGTGGGCCAAGGCGATGGAACACAACGCACTCACTGACAAGGACGTGGAGGAACTCGCAAAAAACTAGCAGTCCGCCCGACGCGTGTTTTCCTGTTTCGTCTGGCGGCACATCTCGGAATGACGGTCAAGCGGTTGTGTCAGGAAATGGACAGCCGGGAGTTTGCTGAGTGGATTGCGATCCACAGGCACTTCCATCCACTCCCTGACAGTTGGCGGCAGACGGGCCTGGTGGCCAGTGCGACGCTCGCGCCGTACTGCCCACGCGGCAGGACGCCGAAGGTCGAGGACTTTGTTCCGATTGTGAAAGGCCCGCAGCACGAACTGCAGATACAAGAAGCGTTGGAACAGTTGGCACGAGACTTGGCGGGTGAATAATGTCGACGGTAATCGGACTCGGCGTGCAGTTCTCGGCCAATGCCAACGGCATGACCAAGGGCCTGTCGCAGGTCGACCGCCAGCTTCAGAACCTCGGCAAGCAAGCGGCGGCAGCGGCGTCGCTCTTCGACTCGTTCGCTTCCTCAAGCGGCGCGGCCGGTGCGGCCCAGCAGCAAGTTGCCACGGACATTGCCTTTCTCGGCAGTGCGCTGAAGACCGGGCAGATCTCCGCCCAAGAGTACGCCGCAGAACTGCAAGCCGTTGTCGGCGGTGCCCAGACGGCGGCCGCTGCGTTTGCGGAAGGTGCGAGGATCACCGACCAGGTTGCCACGGCCGAGGAGCGGCGGACGGCCGAGCTCGAGCGGCTCGGGCAGCTGCTCGCGCAGGGAGCGATCAGCGAAGAGACCTACTCGCGTGCCGCGGCAGAGGCCAGCGGTGCCAACGAAGAGGCTGCGGCAGCCGAGACCGAGCGGGCCAAGGCGTTGTCGAGGGCGGCTCAGATCACGCAGGCCAACCTGTCACCTCAGCAGAAGTACGACGCGGCGGTCCAGGAGTTAAGCGACCACCTGGCCGCTGGCCGCATCTCGCAGGAGACGTACAACTCGGCAATTGCCAAGGCTACGACCGACTTCGACAAAGCCAGCAGGGCCGCTGCAGCATTTGAGGACGCATCTGCTGCCGGTGGCGACGGCGGCACGATGAAGTTCAACGAGCTTTCAGGCGTGCTGTCTGCACTGCCCGGCCCGATCGGCAACGTGGCCGGTCGGCTGTCCGGCCTGGCGTCGGCTGGCGAGGGCCTCGGCAAGGTGTTCGGCGGCGGTGCTGGGCTGTCTGGCGGCCTCACGAATATCGGCGCTTCAGTTGCCGGGCTGGTGAATCCGTTCACCGTTGGCGTCGCTGCGGTGGCTGCGTTTGGTGCCGGTGCCAGTGCGGTGGCCAGCGGGCTGCTCGACCTCGAGGACCGCGTCGAGACGCTCGGCAACACGGCCGACAAGCTGGGCGTGTCGTTTGAGTTCATTCAGACGCTCGAGGAAGCGGGCAACCGATCTGGCGTTTCGATCGAATCTGTCAGCAGCGCCTTTGGCAAGCTGCAGAAGACGCTCGCGGGTGCAGACGAGGAAAGCAAGGCCGCGACGGCGGCTCTGTCGAAGCTTGGCATTTCGTTCACCGACCTGGAGAACCTCAGCCCAGAGGAGCAGATCCGCCTGATTGGCGAGCAACTCCAAGGCATCGACGATCCAGCGAAACGCACGGCCGCCGCTATGCAGATCTTCGGCAAGAGCGGCGCGGACTTACTGCCATTCTTCGCCAACCTCGGCCCAGCGGCAGAAGACATCGAGCGGCTCGGCGGATCACTGTCGGCCATCGACCGAGGCCGCATCGACGACTTCGGTGCAGGCATCGACGCGCTGGGCGTTGCCAGTTCCCGGCTCGGCGAGTTGCTCCTATTGCCGTTCGCTGGCCTGGGCGAAGGCATCGCGCAAGGCTCGGCCGAGTTCTTGGGCGGCATCAACGCGATCGTAGGCCCGATTGGCGACGTGCTTGAACCGATCCTTTCTGGGTTGGGTACTGCGTTTGAGGTTGTTGGCGTGGTCATCGGCGGCATCGGCCGCGTGATCGGAGAAATCATTTCGCCCATTGGCGATCTGGCCCAGGCGTTTGGCGCGGTCGGCGAAGCGTTCGGCACGGCGTTCGTCGACGTTGTGCGGTATCTTGTCGATGGCGCCGTGGCGGCCACGGCCTTCGCTGTTTCGTTTACGCCGCTCGGCGCGGTGGCTGACAACCTTGGAGCTATTGGCGAGACGGTCTCCCGTGTTGCCAACATCATCGGCACGGCCCTCTCTCAGGTCGGCGGCTATATCGGCGACACACTTGCGGCGTGGGCCGAGTTTTTCGGATTGCAGTCGGCCATTGAGTCGATCGGTGGAATCATTTCTTCCGTGTTCGGCGGCGTCTCGTCGACGTTTGAGACCATCGCAAACGCCATCGGCGGCACGGTCGGACGCTTGCTCACGATTGCTGAAAGCTATCTCGGCATCACGGCCGCGATCGAAGAGCCGGTCGTGCCCGAGCTTGACCTATCGCAGCCCAGCGTTGCTGCCGCACAGTTCGCCAGCGAGATCGGCACGGCAGCGACGGCCGCCGCAGAGTTTGGAGAGGCCGGGTTTCAGGCGGCCCTCGCCTATCAAGAGTCTCTGGAGCAGATCGCCCAGCTGCAGGCCGACAACACACTGACGGCCGACGAAGCCAAGAAAATGGCAGAGCAGGAGAAGGCTGCGTTTGAGGCCAAGATTGCAACGCTGGACCAAGAGGCCCAGGCACAGGCTGCCGCCGCCGAAGCGGCACAGAAGGCCGCCGACGAAAAGATCGCAGCGGCAGAGCGTGCCGCAGCTGCTGCCGTCGAGGCCGACCGCCGGCTGGCCGACGCGTTCATCACGGCCCAAGGCCTTGGCGGCGGCGACGGTGCGACAGCGGCAGACACGCTCCTGGCTATCACTCGGCAGATCGAGGAGACCGAGGCGGCTATCGTCGAGGCCCGTGCCAGCGGCGACAAAGCGGCCGAGGATGCTGCCATCCGGCGGCTGCAAGTTCTCGACCAGGCCCAAGCGGCGGCCGAAGAGACGGCACGGTTTGGGTTCTCGACGCAGGACGCCGAGCGTGCGATAGCGTCGGTGCGAGACTCTCTCGACGAGACGTTCTCGTTCGAGAACTTTGAGATTGCGCCGGAAGCGTTCGCAGCGGCACAGGAGCAGCTGTCGCAGCTGGAGGCGGACCTTGAAGCTAAGGTCATCGACCCGGAGACGTTTGAGCAGGCGGCCGACGCAATCCGAGAAGGCTTTGAAGACGCTCTGGCGACGGCCCAGAAGATTGCCGACCTGAACGAGCAATACGCCACCCGTGCTGCTGAGATCGAGGCCGACCGCCTCGATGCTCTGTCGCAGGTCTCGCAGCAGCCCGTGCAAGCGACCGACGTACGCACGAGCGAGGGAGTCAGCGAGTTCCTGCGGCTGGCGACCGGCCGCGAAGATCCGGCGATTGCCGAGTATCGGAAACAGCTGTCTGAATTGCAGAAGATCAAGACCGAGATCGGCAAACTCGGCGGCGTGGTCGACATCGTGGGAGCAGCGTAATGGGCGTTCTGACCTACCGTGAAGTCATCCCGCGGACGTTCACGCATAAGTTCGGCGAGTCGCCGACGGCGGAGATCAAGTACCACTGCACGACGAACGGTGCAACGTCGACGCAGGAGGTGCTGAACTCCATCGGGATATTTCACGGTGCCAGCCATCCCGAGTACGGCTACCTCCTCTGCGTCCAGGGAGCGGTCAACGAACTCGACCCTTACCACGTAGAGGCCACGTATTCCTACGAGGTGCCAGCGATCGGCACCGCTGACTCCGCTCCGAACCCACTTGCTCGCGCAGACATCTGGTCGTTCTCGACAGGTGGTGCCGCCGTCCCTGCCCTGGCGTACTACGAGGGCAGCGGAAACGGAAACGTATTGCCGCTGATAAACAGTTCCTTTGACTTCTTCGAGGGCGCGATGACCGAGGAAGCGGAGTTGCGTGCAACGATTTCAGGCAACCGCGAAGTGTTTCCTATCGGTGTCGCTGCGAGCGTCACGAACGCAGTGAATTCCGACGGATATCTGGGTGCAGCGCCGTACCAATGGAAATGCCAGGGTATCTCTGGCCAGCAACAGATTGAGGTGGTCGACGGCACCGAGATCAAGTTTTGGGCCGTGTCGGTTGAGTTGGCCTTCCGGCAGAGCGGCTGGCGGTTGATGCTCCCGAACGTGGGATACAACTACATCGAGGGGAGCCAGAAGAAACGGGCCTACGTCATCGACCCTGAAAGCGGCGAGAAGCTGGCCTCGTCCAACCCGGTCGCGCTGAACGCCAACGGCTCGCTCAAAGGGCCGGGCGTCGCACCCGACATTCTCTACCGGCGGGTCCACGCTGAGGTGGCGTTTGAGCCGTTGTTCGGCACGCCGCCGTTCTAAAAGCACTTTGATACACCGAGTAAGGTGACGTTATGGCACAGTTTCTCGCACTTCCGGGCACGCTCGACATTTCCCTCACGGTGGGCGATGAGTTTGGGATGTTGGCCGACCTGAGCATCGACACCACCGGGTTCACGTGGACGGCCATCGTCTACCAATCCTCGACCAGCGTGTCGTTCGTCAACCCGTCCGGCGTCGCAACGCAGGGTGCGACCGCGGCCACGTTTGCCGTCACCGTCGTTAACGCTGCGGCGGGGCAGCTGAACCTGTCCCTGACTGAGTTGCAGACCTCGACGCTCGTGTCGGCACAGACCTACCGCTGGTATCTGCGTGGCGTCTCGTCGGGCCTCGTCACCCGCACCTACCTCT